CGCCATATTCTCCACATGCAAAGTATCTTAATTTGATTCCTGTATTTTTTCTTAATCGTTTAAAAAATTTTTGTAATTCTTTTTTGTGTACTGAGTAATCCTCAGGTAAGTGTTCTGGTGCGTAAGTTAATGTTATGAATGAGTTGCCTTGGTGCATCTGTGCTTCGTGCATGCAACGTACAGCCCATTGTCTGCTATGTTCCAGACGGCAAGACGTACAGCGTCCGCATGGTACTGTTACTTCCATATCTAAGAAACCATCGTTTTTGTTGAATACTATTGGACGGTTTCCGTTTTTGTTGAGATGCTTGGCTCGCCATCCAGTTAATGGATTTGTGCAAGCCATGTTTTTACAACCTCGTTCCGCCTCTCATTGGGCGCATATTCATATTATAAATGTGTGTTCTATCTGCTGTTTTGCTAAATAGTTTTTTGCTTTTGCCATACGGCATTTTTGCTCGTTTGCGTCTCATTATCGTGATCCTATAAAGTTGTCTCTATAATATTTTGAAAGTGTTGAGGCTTCGTTAACATCAAAGCCTTGATGTCTTAAATGTAAGTAGTATTTATAATATTGTGACCTTAAATATTCATACCACTGGTTGACGTGTTCGCTCATTTTTTTAGCCCTTTCTGTAATGGGGATTTAATAAATAATGCCAATATATTTGTTACTATAAGGCTTAATACTTCCCAGTTTTGTAATAAGTATGCCGCTAGTTCTAGCTTTTCCATTTTATACTTCTCCGTTTAATATTGCGTCGAACTCTATATGTATATGTGTATCGTGCATGAATACGTTGAAACCTTCGTATTCTAATGCGTCTACCAGGTCGCAGTATGCAGTGTATTTTTCTTCCTGCGTAAAGTACCTGGTTCTTAAGTCTACTGCGTAGCCGTAGTAGTGTAATGATCCTGCGCTGTGTGTTCCTTCTGTACAGCTGGTTATTACTAATTCTTGACCGAGATCGTCCCAGATTCGGTCTGCTTCTATAAGGACTGGTCTCATAACGAGTCTTAGTCCTATAAGGCTAACGCCTTTTTTTATTTTCATGTCGCTAACGCTCCTTTTTTCTTGTACTGAACCTTAAAAGGTGTCAGTCCGCCCATTTACATCAAGTGGGATATGGGCGGACTGCGGGGAAATTAGCCCCTCGTACTATTCGCTAACGCTTGTTTGCTCACTTTCTGGTGCGGAAGAAACTTCCGCAGCAGTAAGCGAGCTTTCTGTTGGTGCCGCAGTGTATGCGCCACGTATATCTAGGCCATCGTTACCGTGTAAGATGCCTCTTTCTGCTAATGCCTGTGTATTAGCTGGATTTTGTACATAATCTAAGAATCTTGTTGGTTCGTTTTGGAACTCTGCTCGTACCTGGCTAGGCAGGTTCTCAAACATTGTTTTTACGTTTGCTACTGTATCCATAGCAGTTTGAAAGTCTACTGATGATACATCGTCGTATTGTCCTGAGTTTTGATTAGCGTGTTTGATAAAGCCCGTTCTGGCATAATCTTTAAGAATGTAATTAATATCACATTCTTGTTTATGTGATTGCTCGGTAAGACCCTCGCCTGTGTCTATTGTTGGACATTGTGAACGTGGTCTGTGTGTGCGTTGTAATACTTCTACTTTTTCTGTTTTCTTGGTCATTTTTTCTTCCTTTTTCCTTTTAATATGGAGTCTGTAATTTTTGCAACTGTTGTGCCGTAATAGTTAGCAATTGTCATGTTTGGATTTTTTTGTTGATGATTGGCAATAATATGTTTATAAACATTGTCGTATACCAATCCAATTCCTTCTTGAACTAATTTTTCTGTTGCTTCTCGAATATTTGCAGATTGTGTATAACTTAAATCTTCACTTGCAATTAAATTTTCTATTTCTTGATCAATCTTTTCAATTTGTGAATCTGTTAATTTTTCGGTTTGATCAATTTGTCTTGCGGTGTTCATTGTTTGACCCATACCAGCCATTGACGGAGTCGCGGCTCCGCCTAGTTTGGCTGATAGTATTGGGTTTATTCCTGCTTTATTCAGATCATTCATCTGACGTCGGTGCGCTCGGTTAGTATCGCGCCGTTGTATTGCATAACTAGCTACATCGCCTACCCAGGGATTGGCTTTTAAATATTTGCTAATAGTACCGGCTGTTGCACCTGTGCTTGATGCTGTTCCTAATACAGTACCTGCAAATGTTTTGATTGCTTGCCACATAATTTAAATCCTTAGAAATGATCTATTAGTCCAGGGACTGAGTACATTGGCATAGGTCGCGCACATGTATAGTTGAAGTAACAATCCATGTGGAAATTAGGTTCGTTTTGTACCGCTACGATTCGGTCTACTGGTGGGTTTTCCTGAATAAACGTCTCGTTTAATTGTGGTAATGAACTGAATTCCTGTGATAAGTGCCATACATCTAAGCTGCCACTAGAATTTGATCGCATTTTTCCTGTAATTTGTGATGGTTTATATCTATATTCTGACCAACGCTCCTGGTAACCAAATACATCGTTATCTTGTGAATTACCTTGGAAATAAATTTCTTTATTAAGCACTGCTTGTTCGCCAATATGTGCCAGGGCAGGCCAGAAGAAATCATATCTGGTTTGTCGTGACCACATACGGTTCATGCCTTGTTGATAGGTTAAATCTGCTCTAATTGATGCAATTCCCATGACTACGCCATGCTCTGTGAATGACTTAGTAAATCCGCCACCTTGACATGTAATAGTGCCCAGTGCGGCAAGGTCACCGGTTGATTGTTGTGGGTTTCCATAACCACCTTGTGCAAAGTTTCCTGTCATTGGTACGGCTTCGGTTTGAAGTGGTGATGAAGATCCGCCTAGATACTCTGGACGATATGTAACGTCCATAAAGTTGACGCCAAAATGTGCGTTTACAATTTCTGAGTAACGTGTACCAGATCGCGCATCGCGCTCTAATAATTTTTGAATCTGGAATGCTCGTCGTAATTCGTTGACTGTTGAAGCTGTTGCTGATGATAAATCTGCATATATATTTGGATAATTATTATTGCCTTCAATAATGATACTTTCTGAAGATGTAGTGTATGTTGTTGTAGTGCTTTCGGCTGTTTCTCTGACTACTGCAGAACCACCGAAATTTATTGGATTGCCGTTTGTTGGCCCGCCTACTACAGCGTTTTGAATACCAATACCAGATATAGGAGCTGAATCGCCTAATGGTAGTTGTATGCTGTCGCCTTTTTGTGTCCAAGGTAAACATGATGTGAAATAATCGTGTCTTTTGCCGCGCTTTCTGAGGGGATAATCTGATGTAACGTCGCCTGAGTCGCCTGTTCTAACTGTTGCTGAATCTATTAAATTCTGGTCGCGGTACCATTCATTGTAAATGTGGTTATATGCTCTAAATGGTAATGAACTGGAAGTTGTGCCATTTCTTTTAGTTGGTAATCCAAAATAATCGCCTATCGATTGTTCGCCCCAATATGAACTAGTTGTTGGGATTGTATAATCTGTTGAGTCTGATGGGTCTATTTGTTCTCCGCAAAATTTGCGGAAGTTGTCCCATACTTGACGATAGGGTACAAAAAAGAAATGCACGTCCAAGAACATGTTGTCCATAATTGGATAAAGTAAAGTATTTACACGTGCAAATAGCGTGGGGTTAAGTGAAACTGTATCGCCTGGGAGAACTTCGTCTACAAATACTGGGACCAGGTTGCCTGCGTCTAATGTTGTTTTTAATCCATGTGATCTATCAAATGATGATCGTGGTATATCTGCTGTTGGTGCTCTACTAAAGCTGTGTTCCATTACTGATTTCATAGTGTGTCCTTTTTACCCCCTCGGGGTGGTGCAGAGAATCTGCAGCACCCCTTGCGGGTTCCTGTTAGTTGTTAACTATTGCTTTTAGTTCGGGTTGAGTTTTGAGATAGCCTTTTAATGCTTTAATCTCTGTTAAAATATCGTCTTCTTGAGTTGGGTTTTTTACTTCTAATCCGCCGGTAATTAGTTTTGGAGAGGGTAGGGCGGTTATTACACCGCTTTTATCATCCATTTCACCGATTTTAAACATTGCGAATTGTTCTGGATGCTTACTAATATTATTTTCTTCTGTACTATTTACATTATCTTGGAAGGCTCTAATTGCTAAGCCGTCATTGTGTAGAAAGAATGGTGCTAAATATGCTTGTGCCGCGCTATCGTGAATTGTATAAATTGATAATTTCATTGTTTTTTTCCTATTTAAAGTTGTCTGTATAGTTTATTCACTTTTTCGTTTATTACTATTTTTCGCGCTTCCATTCGATCAGGTAACTGTTCTAAGTGGTTGATTTTGCCTTTCCTTTTTGCTTTCCTCTTAGTAAAGCTATCTATGTCCTCTAATCTCAATAACTGGTCATAATACTTTGGGATGGACATCTTATGACCCCGTATAGTGAGATAGTCTTTATCCGTATCTGATTTGAATTGCTCAAACCAGGTATGACCTATTCCTCTGTTCCGGGACATTAAACAGAATTCCGGCTCTACATCATGTACTTCACCGGTGTCGGGATCGACTGTCTCATAATATTGTTTATTCGTCAACCCTGTTTTTGGATCTACTGTGTCTGGGTCTCCTTTTCTCTTTTTCATTACGTATCGCGCTACGTATGCTGCGCTTTCGAATGATACTCCGCCTATAAGGCTGAATCCGTATTTCCATGTTTTTTCGAGTAGGGGACTTCTGTATAGTAAATCTCCTGTCCGAGTTTTCGTATATAACTCTTTATCTGGGAAATCGTAACCGAATACAATTGCGTGATAATGGGGTCTTCTGTTTTCATCGCCATATTCTCCACATGCAAAGTATCTTAATTTGATTCCTGTATTTTTTCTTAATCGTTTAAAGAATTTTTGTAATTCTTTTTTGTGTACTGAGTAATCCTCAGGTAAGTGTTCTGGTGCGTAAGTTAATGTTATGAATGAGTTGCCTTGGTGCATCTGTGCT